ACAACATCATTGGCTTGAAAGGCATAGGGCCAGTTAAGGCTGCAAAGATCTTAGCTGATTGTAAAACTGAACGGGAGATGTACGATGCTTGTGTTAAAGCTTATGATGGTAATATTGAACGAGTCACAGAGAACGGATCACTTTTATGGCTAAGAAGAGCACCCAATCAAACATGGTATCCACCATTCCCAGTTACTTTGAACTCGGGGGATTCGAGTGGCGAGTCATCGGATCAGACGACCTCACAGAGCTAGGTAAGTGTGATTGTCACAACCAAACCATTACGATTCGTAACGGAATGAGTGAGCAGACAACACTACAAACCTTCTACCATGAGTTAGTTCACGCTATCTTGTTCACAATGGGGCACATGAACCACGATGAACAATACACAGATGCCTTCGGTGTCTTTCTCCACCAGTTTCACAAGACAGGCCAATGGTAAACATTATTTTGGGAGTAATAAAATGGATGAAGTAGCTCAAACAATTCTTGCAATCACTGTACTTATAGCAACAGTCTGTGGTGTTGTTAATTACAGCAATGTTAAAGATAATGAAGCAATGATTGCTATGGTTGAAAAAGGAGTGGATCCTCAAAAAGCAGCTTGTGCTGTTAAAGGCTCTACTGAAATCAATAAGCAAGTTTGTCAACTTATTGCAAAATAATGGTAACTAGAAAAGTAATGTCCAAACGAGCAGTGGCTCTAAAGCATGGATTCAGATCGGGGTTAGAGGAAGAGACATCAAAGTTCTTGACTGATAACGGTGCTAAGTTCACATACGAGGAGATGAAGATCAAATACCTTCAGCCCGCTACTGAACGACAGTACACCCCTGACTTCGTGCTTGAGAATGGTATCATCATTGAGACAAAGGGTAGATTCCTAGTTGCTGATCGTAAGAAGCATTTGTTGATTAAGAGACAACATCCTCATTTAGATATCCGTTTCGTGTTCTCTAACAGTAAACAGAAGCTAAATAAGGCATCAAGAACAACTTATGCTGATTGGTGTAACAAGAATGGTTTCCAGTATGCAGACAAAGAAGTTCCTGTACACTGGATCAAAGAAAGACGAAAGCGAGTAAGCGATGGAAGTAAAATTGATTCGTGAGAACCCTGACGGTAGTGCAGACTACAGCTTTGACATGACTGACAAGGAAAAGGAAGCTCTGCTTTGTTTTGCTATCCTGACAGGTATCAAGAACGGTATCGAGGAAGGTAAGAAATACATGACAGGGGAACAACAAGATGGCGAAGATAGTAGTACACTATAAGCCTCCACCGTTCAAGCCTGATTGGATGGATGGTTGTCTTAAACTGTATGTGGTAGATCATCCTAGACTTGGGTGTAGGTTGATTACAACAACGAAGGTGGTTAAAGAGTACCCAGATAAAGGTATCTACGAGACAGAGTATGCTGTCTACCACCCGATTGATGGAGACTTCAATGACACATGAACCTTTGGAAGACTATTTCCACCAGATTAACAAGGAGAAACAAGATATGCCAATATGGACACAAGACGAAGAACCTATGACTAAGGTTTATTTCACAATCACTACACCTGCGGTAGAACACTATCCTGAGCATACACACACTTTGGACATTGCTTGGACAGACGGTGCTCGATGGCACGATGTTCTGTGGGAACTCGCTAAAGTGTTGGAAGCATCCTATGGTTACAACATCAAAGATCGAGTGTTCTACAAAGTACATGAGTTAATGATTGAAGCTGAAGAGATACATGGTGATCCTGACTTGGCAAAGCAAATGTTCTCTAAGGAATTGAGCTAACATGAGGATCCTAGTAATCCCTGATACTCAGGTCAAAGAAGGTATTCCAATGGAACATCTTACTTGGGCTGGTAAAGCTATCTGTGAGTACAAGCCCGATGTAGTTGTTCACTTGGGTGACCATGCTGACATGCCTAGCCTGTCTAGCCACGATGTTAAAGGTAGTAAATACTTTGAAGGTTTACGCTACCAGAAAGACATTGAGGCAGCTAAGTTGGGTATGTCTATGCTGCTACAGCCTCTTCGTGACCTCCAGAAGACACAGAAAGACACCAAACACAAGGTCTACAAGCCTCGTATGGTGTTAACACTCGGTAACCATGAGAACCGTATTGATAGGGCTGTAAACAACAATCCTATGCTTGAAGGTTTAATCTCCATTGAGGACTTGGAATATGACAAAGATTGGGAAGTACACGCTTTTCTACATCCAGTATTTATCAATGGCGTTGGCTTCAATCATTATTGGCCTGTTGGGGCTATGGGCAGACCTGCTGCTTCCCCTGCTGCTATTATCTCTAAGCTTCATATGTCTTGCGTGGCTGGACACCAACAAGGAAAACAAGTCGCTTATGGTAAGCGTGCTGATGGGAAGCCTATTTCTGCTATCGTTGTTGGTAGTTATTACCTTCACGATGAGTCTTACATGGATCAGCTCTCCAACCGTCACTGGCGTGGTTTGCTCGTAATGAATGAGGTAAATGATGGTCATTTTGATGAGCTTTTCCTATCCATTGAATATTTAGGTAAAAAGTATGCACAAACCAACAATCAAGGAAGTTGAGGATTACATGGCATCACTGGGTTTGCCTGAGAAGAATGTAGGTAAAAAGTATGACAATGATAAACTTCGTTGGAGTTTATTGCCTCTAGGGGCTTTACAAGATGTCGTAAAAGTGTTAGAATTTGGGGCCAAAAAGTACGCCCCTGACAACTGGAAGTATGTAGATCAGGCTGAGGAACGATACTGGAACGCAGCTATGCGCCATATCATCGCCTACAAGCTGGAATCTCCTACCGACAGTGAGACGGGGCTTTCGCATCTGGCACACGCTGTATGTTGCCTTTTGTACATTCAACAACTAGATAAAGAAGAAGAGAACAACACATGAAAATGACCCCCTATCAGACCTACATTGCCAAGTCACGCTACAGCCGTTATTTGGACGATAAAGGCCGTCGAGAGCACTGGAATGAGACAGTGGCTCGTTACTTCGACTTCATGGAAAAACACCTGAAGAAGAATAACAACTACGACTTGACACCTGAGCTGCGTAACCGTCTTGAGACAGCAGTGGTTAACTTAGATGTTATGCCCAGCATGCGCTCAATTATGACTGCTGGTGAGGCTCTGGAACGCCAGAACATCGCTGGTTACAACTGCTCTTACTTGCCTATTGACGACCCCAAAGCCTTCGATGAGGCTATGTACATCCTCCTGTGCGGTACAGGTGTAGGCTTTAGCGTGGAACAAAAGTATGTCAACAAACTCCCTGAGATTCCTGAAAAGCTTTATGAGTCTAATACTGTGGTTCATGTTAAAGACTCCAAAGAAGGATGGGCAAAGGCCCTACGACAAGTCCTTGCTCTCCTATGGGCAGGTGAAGTACCTAAGTGGGATGTTTCGTCTGTGCGTCCGGCAGGGACACGCCTCAAGACTTTTGGAGGTCGAGCATCTGGCCCAGAACCGCTTGTGGAGTTGTTTAAATATACAGTTAATAAGTTTAAAGGAGCCTCGGGTAGAAAACTCACTTCCTTGGAAGCTCACGACCTTCTTTGCAAAATCGGAGAAGTGGTGGTTGTCGGTGGAGTGCGTCGCTCGGCTATGATTAGCTTGTCTGACTTGGGTGATGACCGTATGGCTCACGCTAAGGCAGGTAATTGGTGGGACGGTCAAGGTCAACGAGCATTGGCTAACAACTCAGCGGTCTACGAGGTTAAGCCTGATGTAGGTCAGTTTATGCGTGAATGGAGCAATATCTATGAAAGTCATTCAGGGGAGCGTGGAATCTTTAACCGCTATGCTTCAGAACTTCAGGCGGCTAAGAATGGCCGTCGTGTACTCAATAAAGAATGGGGCACTAACCCTTGTAGTGAAATTATCCTCCGTCCTTACCAATTCTGCAACCTCTCTTCAGTTATTGTTCGTGCGGATGATGATGTGGAGTCTCTTAAAGAAAAAGTCGCTATTGCGACAATCTTGGGAACCTTCCAATCGACGATGACCAACTTCCCATATCTTCGTAAGATTTGGCAAACTAACACTGAAGAAGAACGCTTGTTAGGTGTCTCAATGACAGGTATCTTGGATAACCCATTGTTGAACTCAGCTAACGACCTCGACTTACCTAAACGATTGGAGGCTCTCCGCGATGTTGCTATTTCCACTAACGCTGATTTTGCTGCTCAACTTGCAATCCCTGCTTCTGCTGCAATTACTTGCGTCAAGCCAGAAGGAACCGTTTCCCAACTTACTGGTACTGCGAGTGGGATTCACCCTCAACATAGCAGTTTCTTTATTCGTCGTGTGCGAAGTGATAATAAAGATCCTCTGACTACATTCCTGAAGAACTCAGGGTTTCCGTCTGAGCCTTGCGTTATGAAGCCTGACTCTACGACAGTGTTTTCTTTCCCAATGAAGGTTGAGAAAGGAGCAGTGCTCAGGGAAGATCTTTCTGCTATTGAACATTTGCGTCTCTGGTTGATTTTCCAACGCCATTGGTGTGAACATAAGCCATCAGTGACTATCTCCGTTAACGAGAATGAGTGGCCTGCTGTTGGAGCATGGACATGGGAGCATTTTGATGAGGTTACTGGCGTATCGTTCTTGCCTATGGATGGCGGTACTTATCGACAAGCTCCCTATGAGTCTATCGACGAAGCAACATACAATACGCTTGTTATGGAAATGCCTACATCGATTGATTGGGAAGCGATGAGCGAGAACACAGACAATGTGGAAGGCGCTCAAATGCTTGCTTGTACCAGTGGTGCTTGTGAAATTGCCTTTTAAGGTTGTTGTACTCATGCGGGTGATCGAGATGGTCACCTGCTTCCACATTATTGCTAACACATGGAGGCATTGGTAAAATGATAATTGACTTTAGCTGGTCAGGTGGTCTAGTCTTTGGATTGAACCACACTGAGGAGGCTGTTATAGAGACTGAGGAAGATGTGTATGAATTTGCTAACGCAGTTCTGCTACATCTAGGATTCTTTACAATAGCGTTTATCTTTGTAGTTGGGAAGGACTAACAGAAACAAAAAAGGCCCCTTGTGAGGGCCTTCTTAGTTTGTGTACACAGAGGTCTTTTAAGCCTACGCTTACGCTTTATGATACTCTTCTTCAGTCAAGATACCTGCTTTGTATTTGTTATCGGGCTTGAAGATAGTCAGTTCTTGTTGTCGCATCTCAGGGGCAAAGCTGATGTGCATCCAACGACCAAACTCATGGATCATCTGGTCAAACTTGATACCAGCCTTCTTGACCTCCATACACAGTTGGTAAGGGGTAAGCTTAGAGCTAGAGACATCGATAGCCCAACCATCCATGTGAGAAGACACTTTAGAGCCCCCCACAGCCACATTAACTGCTGGTAGACGCAACCAAGAGTTCACCCGTAGTGGGCCTGTGGCAGCACGAATAAGCTCCAAGTTCTTAGCTGCAATCTTCATGTTCTCCAACTGTAGTGTGGAAGGTTGATTGTCAATACCGTTACGGATAGCTGTCTCAGAGTAAGTAGCCTCCTCTAGGGTAAAGTGTTCGCTTAAGTTCATTTCAATCCTTTCATTGCATCATTCTTGTCCTTACTCCCTTGAGAAGAACCACGGTGGAAATTAAGTACAGTACCGCACATGGTCAATAGAGAGCCTAGAGCCATATAAACCAGTTCTTTATTCTCTGGCGGTACACCTTTGATAAAGGCAAACCAAGACAAAAGCAAAGTAGCAGTAACAATCACACAATCAATTACATAGGCTATGTTTTTAGCAAGCCACGAAGCTGAAGATGAGTTTTGAATCTCAGCGTTCATCTTGCGTGCACTGTCTGTGTTTGCGTTGTGAAGCTCAAACTCTTTCAGGTTAATCTCCGCTAGTTTCTGAGCAGCTTGTGGGTCTTCTTGTACAGCTTTTGCCACAGCCTCAACCGTATCAGCAACCCCTAGCTTCTCTGCCATAGCTTTGACAGCCATACCCCCTAGAGGGCCTGCTACAACCGTGGCTAGACCGGGGGCTACAGATTTAAGAAGTTCACTCAGCATCTTGCTGTGGCTTCTCAGCAGGTGGGTTTGCACCCTTACGACCAGAGATAGCACCCATAGCGCCTACGCCCATGAAGGCAATAGCTTTGAGGATCTCAAGGAACACAGCATCAATAGGAGCCAAGTCACCAGTTTGTTCTTCAAAGCCGATGAGCCACAGGACACCAAAGGCGATGACCAACACCATCACTGTGATTGAACGAACAACAAAAGACCAAGTTCTGATCTCAATCTCGTCCGCTGTCATTGGTGGCTTGTCCATCCACTTTTGAATCAGTTCTTTCATACTTCTTTTTCTCCTTTTGATTTTCTAGTTGTTGAAGTGTCTTTTCTACCCTCGCATTTAAGACTAGGTTGTCTATGAATATAAATGCTGTGACTGGTAATGCGATGAAGCTAACTGAGGCAAAGAAGACCATTCCCCAAAAATAGATCTTTGCGTCGTAGTTCGATATATTTGCCATGCTGATAACCAGAAAATTATTATTAGACCTAAGATTACCCAATGAGGAACACAACGGTCAATCCTGTCGTTATAGGCTTTGACACCGTCTAGTTTGCGTTGCTTCTCGTTCCTTCTATCTCGTTCCCTTGTCTTCTTTTGTTCTTCTAAGATCTTAGAGTACATTGTCTTGTAACGGCTGTACAGAGGCCCTAACTGTGGAGGAGCTTCGTTCATAAGCTCTACTAACTCTCTACCACACTTGACTAGCTTTGTCTCAATCGAGATAAGCTCTAAGGCCCCAATGTTGTTGTCTCCATACGAAGAACTAAATACCTTACGCTCTAAGTCTTCCTTGTAAGCAATCAGATAAGCCTGAGCCTTAAAGAAGTCACCTACATGCTTAATAAACTGATCTACAATGGCATCCTCATCAGGGATGTACTCAATGTATTCGTCTTTCTTGTTAACAGTTGGTTTTGTCTCAACTGGCTTGACAGCAGGCTCACTAGATGTGCTACCACCTGAGAACAAGTTTGTAAGCCAGCCAAAGAAGCCAGAGACTTCCTTGACAATGACTTTAGCGTCCTCTACACCCTTCTTAATCCTTTGGATCTCTGCTTTACCCTCGGATAGCATCTCGCAACAAGAGCGTATGCCCTTGAGCGCACTGCCAAGCATGAGCATTGCAGAGATTGGATCCACACTTTTAATCCACCATCTTAAAAGCAGGTAATTGCTGCTGTTGTTGTTCCTCTTGTTGCGGAATAGGAGGTGTTACAGGCTGTTCTTCTGGTACATCCACCATGTTAAAGGCAGGCAACTCTACTGGTTGTGTTCCCAATATACTATTACCTAAATCTACAGCCATGTTTTTAACACCTATAGTTGCCTCTTGAGAATAAGGAGCAACCTGTGTGCCAATTTGTTGGACTGTCACAGCAGGAGGTGTAGGTAATGTAGTTACTTTGGTCAAATCCTCAAGTAACTTAACAGAGCCGGGAGTCATTTTCTGTGTTCTCAAGAAGTCAGCACCTTCAGGTGTCAACAACAATTTCATCAACTGTTCATCTGACAACTTGGTTTTATCCAATAGTTGTTTAGCAACATCAGCAGACAACATAACACCTTGGTGAGCACCGTAGCCAACAGCAGCACCAGCTAAACGAGCAGCAGAGGGGGCGGCTTCGTTAATAGCACTTGGTTCTGCTGCAGCTTGAGCAACACGGACACGGTTATTAAACGCTGTAGCATCACGCATACGAGCATTAAACTCTGCAGCATTGACACCCAAAGCTGTTGTAACTGCGTCACGATCAACTTGTTTAGTACTGTTCCACAAGCTAGTCAATTTACCTAAGTCAACTGCTCCTGAGTTATCTCGTGCTTTATCCAAGAAGTTAGTATAAACTTGACGGTCAAACTGTTTCAATACTTCAGGATCAGTGTCACCGACCCATTGACGAACAAGTACTCGTTGATTTTTATCAAGTTTTTCGTATTCAGGAACCAGTTTATCAAAAGACAAAGAAGAAGGGTTCTTATCTTTTAAGAAAGCTGGTAGCCCTTGAGCAACAGCATCGTTATATTTAGTTGCTGCGGTACTTGTTCTATCACGGGCTTCTTCTAACAAACGAAGAGCTGCTTTGTCTTTAGAGTCTGTAGATAGGCCAATAGAAGCACGAATATCGTCTTTTAAACCACCAAAAATAGCACTGCTAATTCTTTGTTCATCAGACACTGCTAAATCTTTAATGATAGTATCGCCAGCAGAAGCTTTTTTACCCCATTCAGACAACATTCCTTGAACACGAGAAACAGTAAGTTTATTTGTTGTTTCTGGAATACCCCCAGCAGATAACATAGCAGCTTGAGTAGGGTCTACCATTCGTTGAGCTGTTAATTTATCTTTCATAGCTGTTAAAACTTCAACAGCTCGTTTAGCGCTATCTGAATCTTTTTCACTATACTGTTTAATTAGACCGTCAATATTATTAACAGTATTTGTAGGGTCTACAATACCCCGATCCCCGCCATAGCCTTTAGCTTTATCATAAAGACTAATGGATTTAGGCGAAAATACTGAAGAACTGACTGTTTCTTTTAAGCCTTCAAGTTTATTTTTAACAGTTTGAACTAATCCAGTTGCTGCTTCTTCTTTAGTCAGTTTACCGACATCAGGACGCATACCGGACAATGTCTGCTCAGTAGCGCCTTCACGGAGCTTTTTAAGCATCTCAGCAAATTGAGGTTTTGTCTCTAGTCTTTGCATGGCAGCAGCAACAATACCGTTATCGACCCCCTGACCTGTTAACATAAACCGTTTAAGAGCATTACGCTCCAAATCAGGCATGTCTTCAGGAAGGTTCTTGATAAGGTCATCAAACTTACGACCTTCACGCCAAGCCTTCATTCCCTTCCAGCCACCACGGCCTAACAACTGCAACAAGTAAGCACCTGAAGCAAGAGACTGGGGCCCTCCTTGAGATTCGATAGCTATGTCAGCAGCAGACAAACCAGCAGCAGTAGCTAAAGATCTAGCAGTATTTCCCGGTGTCAAAAGGCTAGTAGCTAAACTACCTGTTGCTTGACCAGCTCGAAAAGGAACCAACTGTTCTTGGCTTTGAGGCTCATTTACAGTCCTGCCATACATTAAGTTTAAAAGCGACTGCCCAACTTGAGCTGGGAACATAGCCAAAGGAGCAGCTAATTTAGCCCCTTGCATTGGGAATTGAAACCCTTGTTCAACACCTGACAACAAACCTTTACCAACACTTCTTGCAGTACCTGCAGAAGCCGCTGAAAGTTGTTTATTTAAATCCGCAGCCTGTTGTCTAAATTGAAGGTCTTGTTGACGAGTAAGAGTTCCTGCTTGTTTAGCTTGTTCATATTGAGCCGCTAAAACATTTAGTTGCTGTTTTAATAAATCACGAGCTTCAGCCTGTGTTTGTGGAAGCGTAGCCATTTTAATCCTTATTTATAATCAGCAGGAAGTTTACCAGCTTTAATTCCTTCAGCAATTACTTGAGCACGAGAATAGCCTTTATTTGCTTCCATGTTTTTAGTAACCCAAGCTTCTGGATTTTTAGAAGGACTTGGAGGTGTTGCAGGAGGTTTAGTACCGCCTGCTTGTTTCTCTGCCAGTGCTTTAGTTGCAGCTTCACGCCAACGACTATAAGCTTGATATACATTAT